ATGGAGCAGGCCGATGCCTCCTACGTCGCGGCGTTCAAAAGCGGCATGCAGGTCCTCGTCGAAAGCAAGCAACTGACCTTGCAGCAGGCGCTCGGGTTTGATGTCGAATATTCGGCGCAGGTGCTCGAACAGGAGCAGGAACGGCTGCAGGCCGTCCGTGAAAGCGATCAGGCCACGGTCCAGGATCGGCAGGCGGCGATCGCGATGATGCAGCAACTCGAACAACGCTATATCGCCCAGACCAGCGAAGATTACCGGCAGATGGCCGATGCCGCGCGCAGCCAGGCGGATCGTGTCGCCCAGTCCTATCAGGAGGCGTTCAGCCGGGTCGGCGACTCGGTGCAGCGCACCTTCAACGAAATCCTGACCGGCCAAACCACCTGGGCCAAGGGCATGACCCGGGTGGTGCAGGAGGTCGAGACGTTCTTTCTCGACGAGGTGGAGTCGATGGCCGCGAAATGGGCTGCCTCGGGTCTTGCGGATCTCGCCGGCGGCGCCGTGTCGAGCGCGGTCAGCGGTGCGCAAGCGACCGGCGCGAGCGGGCTTGCCGCCGGTCTCACCGCGCTCATGGGCATCAACCAGCCCGGCGGTTTGTTCGGCACCGGCCTGTTTTCCGGCGCCGGCAATGCCGCGGCGACCACCCAAGCCGCCGCGGTTACCGCCAACACGACCGCGCTTGGCACATCGACCGCTGCGCTCGCCGCACTGACCACGGCGCTGACCGGCGCCACCGCGGCCGACACCACCAGTGCCGGCGCCTCGGTCGCCGGAGGTGCCACCGCCGCTGGCGCTGCGGGCGGCGGCCTGTTTTCCTGGATCGGCGGCCTCTTCAGCTTTGCCAATGGCGGCATCGTGCCGTCAGCGGCGGGCGGCCGGGCCGTACCGAATTTCGCCGGCGCGACACCGGCACTGCTCCACGCGCGCGAGATGGTATTGCCGGCGGACATCTCGCAAGGGCTGCAAGGGATGATCGCAGGGGGCGGCGCGGGCGACGCCCATTTCCATGCGCATTTCCACGGGCCGGCTGACGCGCCGTCGATCAACCGCTGGTTCCGCGACAACCTCAAGAGCAACGCGGGCGCGGTACGTGACCTGTTCCGCCAAAACGCGCTGACCCCGCGCAGCTTTTAGGCCTCTTCATGACCGCGACTTTTCCAACGCTGCCGGGCCTCGGCTGGAGCGTCAGCAAGGCGCCGCGCTTTGCGACGCGCATTCAGCGCGCGGTCTCGGGTCGCGAGCTACGCGTCGTCGATCAGCCTAACCCGATTTGGACCTGGACCCTGACTTATTCGATGCTGCGCGATCAGAACGATACACGCGCCCCAAGCGGCCCTGGCGTCGGTTACGACGAGTTGCGCACGCTGATGGGGTTCTTTCTGCAGCAGCAGGGTACGTTCCAGCCGTTTCTGTTTGACGATCCGACCGACGATCACGCGAGCGCTCAGGCAATCGGCACCGGCGACGGCAGCACCACCGTGTTCCAGCTCGTCCGCACGATGGGCGCAGCCCTGCCAAGCGGCGGGTTCGCCGAGCCGATCACCGCGCCGAACACGGTCAGCACGATCTATTTCGACGGCGTACGACAAGACGCGTCGGGCTACAGCGTCGATGGCACGACAGGGCTGGTGACATTCTCGAGCCCGCCGCCCAGCGGGCAGCTCGTCACCGCGGATTTCACTTATTTCTTCCGGGTCCGGTTCGCCGACGACACCGCCGATTTCGAGAACTTTCTGTACCAGCTCTGGTCGCTAAAGCAGATCAAGCTCCAATCGGTCTTTGTATAGGCGAGGGCAACATGAGACCGGCTTCCGCGGCGCTGCAAAGCTATCTCGCCGCCAACGACAGCTTTGTCGTGATCGACCTCTATACGTTCGCGCTGCCCTCGGGCGAAGTGCTGCGTTATTCGGGGTGGACGACGCCGCTGACGATCCCCGGCACGGCGTTCGCCGCCGGCAGCCTCAATTACAATGCCAGCGGCTACACCGGTTTCGCGCTCGGGCCGCGCTTCGACCGCTCGATGGTGACGACCAAGATCGGCGTCGAGCCGACCGAGCTCGATATTTCGATCCTCGCCGGCGCGAACGACCTGATCGGCGGAACGAGCTTTGCCGACGCCGTCAGGATTGGCCAGTTCGATGGCGCGACAGTCGAGCTCGATCGGCTCTTTGCACCACCGCAGCCCGATGGTTCAGGCGCGCCGGCGATGAGCCTTGGCGCGATTGTGTGGTTCTACGGCCGCGTCGCGGAGACCGATGTCGGCCGCAGCAAGATCGACATGAAGGTCAAGTCGCTGCTGAACCTGCTGGCGCAGCAGCAGATGCCGCACCGGCTCTACCAGGCCGCCTGCACCCATGTTTTCGGCGACGCGATGTGCACGTTCAACCGCGCGAGCATGGCCGCCAGCGTGACCGCGGAGGCGGGATCGACCCAGGCCGGGATTGTCACGTCGCTATCGCCAAGCCCGGCGACGCTCTACGATCAAGGCACGATCATCGCGACAAGCGGCGCCAATGCCGGACAGAGCCGCACGATCGCCCAGCTCACCGGCGGCACCGTTCAGCTGCTCAAGGCTTGGCTCGAACCTGTCACTGTCGGCGACGCGTTCGAGCTGCTGCCGGGCTGCGATCACACGCTCGCGACCTGTCAGAACATTTTCAACAATTTGATCCATTTTGGCGGGTTTCCCTATATCCCGCCACCCGAATTGGCGGTCTGAGATGGATACACAAAGAATGCCCCTCTCCGCCCATCGGGGGGAGAGGGAGGGGCCCGCGCCGAAGGCGTGGGAGGGTGAGGTGGGCAGCGGGCATCGGCGGTTCCCCCACCTCACCCCGACCCTCTCCACCAACGGCGGCGGAGAGGAAGCAGCCGCGCGTCGATTAGTCCTCGCCGAAGCCCAGTCGTGGCTCGGCACGCCGTTTCACCATCAAGGGCGGGTCAAGGGTGCCGGGGTGGATTGCGCGATGCTGCTCGCCGAGATCTATCATCGCTGCGGGCTCGTGCCCTATGTCGATCCCGGCTACTACCCGCCCGACTGGCACCTGCACCGCGACGCCGAACGCTATCTCGAAAAGCTGATGCCCTATGCGCGCGAGCTGGCCGGCCCACCGGCGCCGGGCGATGTCGCGGTTTTCCAATTCGGCCGAACCTTTTCGCATGGCGCGATCGTGACCGCCTGGCCACGCCTTATCCATGCGTATTGGCGGCGGGGCGTCGTCTGGGGCGATGCGACGCTCCATCCTCTCGTCGGGCGCCAGGCACGATTTTCGGAATGATCGATGTTTGACATCGCGCCGGCGGGGAAGGGCGGGGGCCCAAGCCCTTTTGTCAACGCCTTCAGCAACCCGACGCTCGGTTCGCTCCGATACAATACAAGCCAAGCCGGCAGCCCGATCTTTATCTGCTACGGAACGCAGCGGGTATCCATCAACCTTCTGGAATTCTGGAATTTTCAGGGGTCGGGAGGTAGCAGCAGTTCGAGCGGCGGCAAGGGGCTGGGCAGCAGTAGCGGCAAAAAGAGCAACAACCAGCAATATTCTGTCGATGTCGCGTTTGGCATTTGCCAGGGTCCGGTATTGTTCACCGGCTCGAGCTACGCGGATTCGAGCGGCAACAACAGGATCTGGGCGAATAGCGGCATCGCCAACGGGCTCGGCAATGTCGGGCTCAACGGCTATGCCGGCAGTGACGGGCAATCGCCCGACCCGGTATTCGCCAGCTCCGATGTAAACCAGCCGGTCATCGGCTATTCCGGCACGTGCTACGTCACCGGAACGCCACTGAACCTCGGCTCGTCGTCGGCATTGCCGGATATTTCGTTCGAGATCACCGGTTTTGAGCAAGGCACGGCCGGCCCAAACTTTCCGGACGACGCGCGACCCGACCTGATCGTCACCGATTTGTTGACCAACGCGCGCTACGGCGCGGGTTTTCCCGCGGCCAATCTCGATACCGCCGGCGCGCTAGCGGATTGGGGCAATTACTGCCAGGCGGCGCAGTTCGCGATGTCGCTGCTGCTCGACAAGCAGCAACCTGCGGCGCGCTGGCTCGAGGAGATGGCCGAGCTCACCGTATCGGCCGTCGTTTGGTCCGGCACGCTGTTGAAAATCATCCCTTACGGCGACCAGGCATTGTCGGCCAACGGCGCGAGCTGGACACCCAACCTGACCTGGCAATACAACCTTGGCGACGCAGATTTCCTGCCGTGGTCGGATGGCGGCGGCGCGGGTGACACCGACCCGGTGCTGCTGACGCGCAGCGACCCGTCCCAGGCGACGAACTGGCTCTCGGTCGAATATTTGGATGCCAGCAACAGCTACAACCCGCAGATCATCGCAGCCTTCGACCAAGGCATGATCGATGTTTACGGGCTGCGCACGGAGCCGTCGGTCCAGGGCCACGAATTCACCAACCCGACCAGCGCGACGATCTCCGCGCAGCTGATGCTCCAGCGGCGGCTATACGTGCGCAACACCTACCAGTTCAAGCTCGGCTGGAAATATGCGCTGCTGGAGCCGATGGATATCGTGCTGATCACCGACGCCGCGCTCGGACTTGTCGGCGCGCCGGTGCGCGTCACGCAGATCGAGGAAGATGACAACGGCGAGCTGACCGTCACTGCCGAAGAAATTCCGGGGGTGACGCCATGACCGGGACAATCACGCCGATCGGGGTTGGCACCGCTGTTCTCCATGCCAA